CCCGGTATTGCAACCGGGCCTCAGTCGTGAGACTGAGGGAAACTTTCGAGGGCATGAAGGTTGTACGTCCTCCAACGGGCCCAATCTTCGTGTAAAAATCCCTGACAGGTGTTGAGTCTTAACAGTCTTTTAGCTTAAGACCGGCTCGCCAAGTCCTAACGGTGACGTTAGGGGCATCTGGGGCTCCGCCCAAGGCAACACATCCACCCTTGGATGGCTATCAAGGGACTAAGGGAGACTGCTTCTACAGGTATAAGCCTGTTCATTGTTCTTTATACTTTTACACTGAGGTGGAGCTTGGGTCAGATAAGTGGGTGACCGCTTATATAATGTTAATCATGTACTTGCCCGGTACATGTAACCTCAGGATGGGAGTGATCCCATTATTACTTCTCGCATTAGAATAATCAGAGCTGCTTACGCAGACGTCATAGTATGGCGTTCTGGATTAAAGAAATTTATTTCTTTTCTCTGGACGAGAAAAGCGTGCTAATCGGTGAGCCGGATAAACCGACGTACCGCGAGATAATTATGTAAAGGTCCCTAAAGAGCAAGGTCGTTGGGCAGTCTAAGGCATCTAAGGGCTAAACCGAAAATGTTTGGTCTTAAATTGCTTTGGTATAACAGTACCCTTACTGGGCCTACTAGCCCTTCGGGGCCATAGGGGTCGAAGACCCACTGTCCGAACTTTCGAAATCCACTAGAAATGAACACTTACATGCTTTTTACTCACATTCCTTCTGTTTCCAGAATTCCTGTTTTCATTGCTTCAGTGCCCAAGTCCCTGTTTCATTCTACTCATTCTTTATGGTTAAATACCAAACATCGCCTGTTTTCCAAGGTTGATTGGGATCGAGTCGAGGCCGGTAACTATGCAGTGGTTGATCCACTAGTTTCGGATCGTATCTTATACCTTTCGGAACAAGATTACATCATTATGGCCAGAGTCTCTATTACCAACAACAGAACCCTTAAGGTCCTGGCGGCTCCGGAGGATGAACCTCCCGAGGAGTCTACTGCAGCCACTGCTTCCTCATCTTCTGCATCTTCTCAAAATTCCCCCCTTGATCACCCATTCATCTCGAAGATGATTAAGGATGCTCGCAGTAATAGCGAGAAATCAAGGCTCCTGAAATTGTTCCACAGTCCATTTCTAGACTGGAGATCAAAGACGGATGGAGAATGGGATTCGATGGTCGAAGTGTCTAAGGGAAACCTCAGACGCCTACTTTCACGTTGGCACGATATCGTGTCTTGGTGGAGTAGAGGGAAGCTTGTATCCACTGTAGTTACGACAGAACGTTCTACGTTCAGTGCACGATGCCTCGACCTGTATTCTCATAATGGGGTAACCTATCTCATAGAGTACCTTAAAGGGTGCCTATTCATTGTGAATAGCTTCCTTGGTGGAAAGAAACTAACCATCAAGGAGTCACCCGCCAAAGTATCTATTAAGATTACCAACGGATTACCTTCGATCCTCCCTTTACATGTTCGGCAAGGAATCCGAACACGAAATATACACTTTATCCATACTTGGACAAGTGTATTAAACTCATACAAGGCCATGAAGGGGTCTTGGCCTTGTGTATCTGAATCCTTGAAGACTATTTTACAGGCGCACCCATCATTAAATTATAACCAATATTTCATTGGTTTGGGATTATTTACCGCCGTCTTCTGGAAGATGATACAAAGTTTAGGAGCTGACTTGAAGCCCGACCTAACCGTTAAGGAACTATTTTGCTCCTCAAAGGCTGGTCCAAACCATCCTAATGTAGTCCTTGGAGCTGGGAGGGATGCCTTTATTTGGCACAACCCTCATCCCGAAACCGGGATCTCCTCAAACTACATTAAAGAATGGTTCCTTTTAACTGGTGACAAACGGCTTCGGCAGCTATTTTTCAAGACTGCAAAACGGTTTGAGATAGTTACGGATACTCTCCGGTACGTTGCAAGTAGCATAAAGCCAACCAAGGCTTATTCTTTTACCCAACAATTCAATCAATATGCCAGCCTTATCGGCGGCTATGATCGACGTGCCGGAAGAACAAACTGGGAGGAAGGAATTTCCTTCACCCGGTTACTCGGTCGGCTTCATGCCCTGTTTGAACCGGCCGGAAAGGTCCGTATCGTTGCCATTGTTGACTATTGGACACATTGTGCCCTGAAACCTCTACATGACTGGATGTTTTCTTTATTAAAGTTACTCCCGACCGATGCAACCTTTGATCAGGAGGGCGCCTTAAAGCGCTTTTCGGAGAAAAGACATCGAGTCGTATGGTCTGTAGACTTGTCATCGGCAACGGATCTCATTCCGTTATTACTCTACCGAGCTCTATTTGTTCCAATCCTCGGGAACCAAGTCACTGATCTCTGGCTAAAAATCCTTGTTGGTAGGAACTTCTTAGTTCCTTCTGAAGTGAGAGAGAATGGAACCCGTGGGCCCGCTACCGCCGCGGACTTTGTCCGTTACGGTACCGGTCAACCTATGGGAGCTCTAAGCTCTTGGTCGGCAATGGCCATAATTCATCATTTTCTGGTTCAGTTCTGCTCATTTATAGAGCAGAAGGAACTAGAACTGCCTCGGAACCCTGCTCGTTATGTTTCCATGCTGTCAGATAAGGTGTATCTGCACAGTGTGATGCACACTACGACATGGTTTATGGATTATCTCATTCTCGGGGATGACTTAGTCATCGCCAACGAGAAAGTGGCAATTCGCTATATAGCGGTCTGCTCTAGCCTCGGTATAAAAGTGAACTTGAAGAAGTCTTACGTCTCCGACGAAGGGTTCTTTAACTTCGCGAACCAGTCATACATGGGAACTGTTAATGTATCACCCCTTTCTCTTAAAGAGTTTGTGGGTGTCTCGTCACTGGCTCAGAGAGTAGAGATGGCTCTACGGGCTACACGAAGAGGCTGGGCCGACCTTAGTGGCACAAAATGGGTTGCCCCATTTGTGAAACTATGTGTGAGACCACGCTATTGGACGGTCGTTAGAAACGACCTGTCTCGGGGACTTACTCACCCGATCGTGGCATGGATTCTATCGGTACTCTTGGTTCCAGGCTCTAGCCGAGCGGCTAGTACCCTTCTTCCACGAGTGTCCATTAATATGTTCTTGGCAGGATTCCTGCGAAGAGCACTAATATGGACGAAACCTTTAGAAGCCACCCACTCGTTGATTAACGAGTGGCATCATTGGGACTCGATAGTTAAAATTCTATCGACAGCTGTAGACAAAGTCTATCTCGAGTTTTTAGAAGCTCGAGAACAGCTGGAGGGCTTTCAATCATGGTCAGAAATGACCTTGTCACCCGAAGGAGCTGCACTCACGAAGATTATACTTCATGATCAGGTCAAAAATAGCCTGACTCGCTGGACTGAAAAGTACAGACGAGACCTCAAGAAATTCCAGATAATTCTGAAACTTCCTGATGTGCAGCCCCACATGATTGAAATTGGGACAGGTAAGACCTTGCAAGAGTTAGTAATAACTCTTTACGAGGCCTCGGAGTCTATTCCACATATACCTAAGTATTTAACTATGGATTTTGCCGCATTCGAGGATACAGTGTCCCTTGACCGGGTGCGAGACGCTGAGCGTTTCGCTAGAATATTAACAATATTCTCCGGCTTCGAGGATCTGCACTCTTATACTACTCCTGGATTGTCTTCTCATCGTCCTTCGGCCCAGCCGAAGTCCGTCAAAAAGCAACCCTTCCCTGGTGAGGAAACACCTTCCACCTAGGTTTGGATATTCCGAATTAAAT